ATCTTTCTTAGACATCCTTACTAAAGGTGCAACCAACTTAATAACAGTCTCGCGATTTAACGCTGCAAGATTATTAAATGTATCAATGAACTCATTTGACGAATCCCAGTAACCAGCTAAACTATCCGCTTCAGCAGCCCCATACCAGATCTCTGATGCTTTTACTGCTTCCGCGTAAGATGCTAATATACTTATAAACATTAAATTACGGAATGGTACATAACTCTTCGGTTGAGCTTCACCCATAATATCATTTACATTAGGTGTATCAATATCATCATTCGTAAGTGATGAAGTAGGTGCAATCTCTTTAATATACTTTACATCTAGTAACTTATTCGTAAACGTAACATTAGGAAAATCATGCTTAGCGTTTAATAATTGCTTCTTAGCAGCTACTAACTCCCTATCATGTCGTTGACCGTAATCAAACGTAACAGTATGGACTTCTCTATACAATTCTGCAGCTTTATACAACAGTACTGCTGAATCCATTCCTCCAGATAATGTAACTATGACTTTTTTATTTTGCATCTTCATTAATTAATACTTCTTCTGATTGTTGATACTCGATAACTTCATCTGGAATTTCTTCTGGTGTATCATCATTAATTTTATTACCATACTTCCACTCGACTTTAATCTTTTCTTCAATAACTGGTACAATAGTATTATCCCAAAGTTCCTTATCATCTTTCCACTTCGAATAGTAGCCGAGCTTAGTACCATCTGGTAAAGAATACGTTGCTCCTGATTGTATAACTGCCCCTAAACCGACTGCTAAGTCTAATAGACCGTAATATTTGTTTAAACCTCTCTCGAATGAAAGATACATTTCACCTTCTAAATACTGCTTAACGAAACGATTCTTAACTGTTAACGCTCTTAGAATAACTCCAGAATAACTCTTCTGTAATGCTGCTAGTTTACCATCTGTATTCTTATCTTCTTTAACTGGCTTACGAGCTAATTGAATGGTAACTGACGGTAAGTATACAGCAGCAGTACCACCTGGCATTGCTTTTACAAGAGTTGGAAACATCGCAGAAGGGTCTTCGTAAATGTGATTTGTAGCAAGAATAGTTGTCTTAGTTAATCCAGATAATTGAGTACAAGTTCTAAGAAGAGTTTTCATTGCTTTAGCTCTACTACCCATATCAGCACTTACATTATTTTTAGTCATTCGGCCGATCTGCAGCTGACTCTCCATATTACCTAAAGAGTCAATAGCGATAATAAATTTACCTTCTTGACCCTTTTCTTTAACCTTCATTAAGAAGTCGTAAATTGTATTTCGGCATTCTTCGATACTAAATACCGGTACATACTTTACTTTACTTACATCTAAACCTAATGCTTCAGCACCGTCTTTATCAATAGCATTTTCACTATCAAAGATGACCGGTATAAGGCCTTCTTTTTGAGCGTTTGCTAGAATCTTTTGTAAGATAAATGACTTACCTGTCATCGATGGACCTGCTAAAAGAGTCATTCTATTTTTTGGAATACCTCCAAATAACGAACCGGAAACAATACCGTTAAGTACCATCGACCCGGTATCGATCCAACCATCTACATTACTAAGAGCACTTTCATTTAAAAAAGATGCGTATGGGTTTGTTTTATCAATAACGGATAAAATGTCGTCAGTCTCTTTACTCATATACCTTATTATAGTATACTATCTGTATCTTTCAACAGCTTTTTTATCTTTACTGATATATAGTTACTTTTCCATTTATATTCTTCAAAAAACTGCTTCCATATTAAAGCTACCTTACGTACTTTTTCTTGGTTTTCATTAACAAACCCAGATTCGGATTTACCATACTTAAAAATACTAATAACTTCCTGTGTAAAATTATCGACGTCTGCCTCAACTTTAATAGTCGGCTCTTCAACTTTAAATTCCAGCTCTTCCGGTATTATAAAATGCCTTTTTTCTCTATTTAGAGAATCAATCGTTGATTGCTTTGCAGCTAATTTCAGATCTTTTTCAGCAAGTGCTTGTTTTAGATTCTCAATTTCAGTATCCTTTGAAGTAACAATACCATGTATAACTTTATTAGCTTCGTCTCTAACCTGCTGATTAATCTCAACTCGAAGTCTTTGCTCTGCTTCAGCTGTTACCTTATCGAAGTACGATGTTGTATCACTAGGTGGTCTAAAAGATTTCGCCCCGACAGTTGTATCCCAATTCATATATGTATTTTATCGGTTAAATTTTGTATTTCAAGTAAGCGTCCAAAAAGAAGCCTCGGTATCTTTTAACTTTAACGGGTAATAAAGATATAGCCGAGGCTTACAATTGGTATTTATTATTAATTATTCATCAAAAAGCTTAATAACTTCTGCATCTTCAACCGCTTCATTTCCGACTGGTACCAATGTAGGATTGACTACCTTCTCGTACTGAGCAGCAATTCGAGGATCGACGTCAAATTCCTTACCGATAGCAATATTATTCTTAATATAACTAAAAACGGTATTACGCCCGGTAGTATCACTTTCAGTAACGAACTCAGCGAAGAATAGTGGAAACAACTGAACCGCCATTTGACCGTCTTGTTGTTGTTGAACAGCGATCATAACTGGATTTTTGACGTCAATCAGAGTTTCTGACTCGTCTTTAACTTCGCCAAAAATAGAGCGACCGGCATTATCGATGAATGTAATATATGTTTTATCTGACATACCTTTATTATATATTATAACATGTTATAATCAACTTAAAAGATCGAATAAATTTGTCTGCGTTAATGAGCCAGGCTTCTGAACTGACCAGTTAACATTCACATAAAATCGTTCGATCGCAGAGAAGATAATCTTTTCAAACATTTTTTCATAATCAATATGAAATATCTTTTTAAATTGATCCGGGTAGTAGTACTTATATGCAACATTTCCTATATTATAAGCATTTGGTCTCTCTACATAAAAATACCTAACCTTATCACCACTACCAATTGGCTCGTATTCATTCTCAATATTAAATTTCTTAAGAAGTAAATTATGATAATACGCCGCTTTAGCATGACCAGGCATGCCTTTAGCAGTTTTAAAGCCGTCGCAACCTGAAGCATATTTTTCGTAATTCTTAATACCGGATACGAACGCGATATCTTCTACCGGTAGACTCTTAAATGTTTTATACGCTTCGTTTAATACCTTATTAGTCTTTGTAATATCTTGAGTACTTAACATCGTCTCAATAATATCCTTTACATACGGTTTAATTGCAGCTGGCATAGTGCTTCTAACAACCTCAACGCCGGTATATTTGTATTTGTCCATCTCAATACCTTCATCATCTAAAATATGCATTACATACCGCTTTTTTTGCAAGAACACTCCCACATCTGCAATTACCTCTCGCTTAAATACAAATCTACAATCTTTCGAATTTAAATTTTTAACGCCCCATACCTTAATATGTTTATTCAGATAGTCTTCAATATTCTGAACCTCTGTATATAACTCTGGAGTTAATTTACCGTCAGTACCTTTAAATTCAATATCAGTATTATCTATAATAGATTTAATAGAAATGTATGAGCTATCAGTATCGTTATATATAACGCATCCATTTAATATAGCTTCGTCAGTTATGTTTACCCTTTCGGTAATATAGTTTTTAAGTAAGTCATTAGACTTCTTAATTACCGATTGACCGGTAAGGGTAATCGATGCAGCTATATCATCGTCACCAAATGGTGCATGCTTATTTCCGAAGTATCCATAAATTGAGTTAATGAAAATCTTAATACAAAGTTGTTTAGAGTCTAGCTGATCAATCTTAACTTTAGTCGATTTATTCTTATTCTTACTATACTCATGCTTTAAGGTAGTAAGCTCCTTCTTAATTTCGACACGCTTACTATAGTATTCATCAAGAATCTCAGGCATAACTCCTTTCCGCTTTTGTGTAAACAAGACATTAGCTCTACTAATTGCAATCTCTTCATCCTTTACAAACTTTATAAAGTTACTCATCGGTAGAGTAAATGTCTTACCGTTTACGTGTCGAATAGTTACGTCTTTATCAGTCTTCTCCTCAATTTTACCTACCTTAGTTTCAGGTGAAATATTTAATGATATCATTACGTTCGGATATAGTGAATTAGCATCAAAAGATATAATATTTTGTTGAAATCCGTTTAAAGGTTCACCTACATAGGCTCCAGGATTCTTACCGGTATCTTCATTGCGAATAAATGTATGAATAATCTGATTACGGCGACGACCTCTAATAGCAGTAGCTCCATTAATTACGGATAATGCTCCCATCGCAGCTTCAAAGGTAGTTAATCCTGTATATGCTAACATTCGAATTAACTCTATATATTTTAATTTAACCTCTAAATGCTTAAGCAATCTAACGTCCTGAATATTATAATCCACAAACGTCTGCCAATCCTCATCAGATAGTGTAGCGAGATTCATATTACCAAACTCTACCTTATTCTGCCCTAACTCAATCTCACCAATAGCATCAAGCTTATAGCTCTCGCGTAAGCCTTGAGTGAACTTCTTATATACATCTAGATAGTCAATTAGGGATATACCTTCAATATACCACTTTACTTGCTCCTGACCGAATTGACCTCTAATAGTTCGACTATAAACATTACCTGTTGGTGATAGTCGATCTACCCATTCATCCCCAAGTATGCGACGGCAACGATTAACAATATATGGTATATCAAAGAATTCAGAATTCCAACCAGATAGAATATCTGGATAATCAATTTCTAAATGCTGTATAAAAGCTTTAAATAAATCCTTTTCATCTGCACATTTAACGTAAGTAACATCATCTTGAGTATTTTCATAATCGTTTAATCCCCAGGTTATAAATTTATCTGATAGAGAATCGTATACTGTTATAACGTTTACCAGGTGATTAGCGCTTATAATATCCGGGAAGGTATCAGGCGAGTAAGTCTCAATGTCGATAAACATTGTCTTGATCGGATGAGTATTAAATTCCAACTCTTCATTTACCTTCCAGTAAGTATCCACCAGAAATTGCTGAGGTAAAGGTATATTCTCAAATACTCTTTTAATACCTGAATCTTTTAAGAATTTATACCTACTATACTGATTATTAAATTTCTTCTTAATCAGTTTAGTACCAAAGATCGATTCGTAATTACCGTTACCTTCTATATACAGGTATGGTTCAACAGTAGTTTCGAATCTAATTCGATTACCATCTTCATCCCAGGTAAATAGCGTTACGGTATTTTCACGTCCATTATAAATTGCATTACGGTAGCTCACCTACCTATTATACATATGTTCCTAATTATATCTACTAAGATTTATTCTCTTTGGATCATCTATAGCATACTGATAAAGTTCTGTATAACAATCAATATTTTTATCATCCTCTAACCAGCGTGTATTAGCATACTGGGAAGCTTTTTTGCATAAAGATTTATACCGATTTCTATCTTTTAATGTAGCTTCTATCTGATTAATCATATCATCGCCAGTCTTAAACTTAATAGGAGCGTTTTCGTATGTGCACATATCTTGACACGCAATAGGTAATCCTAGAGCACATGCTTCAATATATTTTAGATCAGATTTTGACCTATTAAAAATACTATCCTGTAACGGAGCAACTACCATATTGACATTCAGGTCATATAAGCCTTGACCGTATTCATACAAGCGTCTCCATGGGTGAAACTCTATTTTACCCGATTGTACTAAAGGCTTTAAACTTAATGGAAATGCACCTAAAAATACCCATTGAAACTTATCGACTGTTTTCATTATAACTTCATTTACATGGTAAAAATCATCACGCTGTTTAACTCTATTATCGACATC